GGCCTTGCACGGTTTAACTAAGTTTAGTATGGAAGATGCGCCTCCAAGTACTTTTTTCTTGGAATATGTAGCTAGACCGCAAACGGCAGAAATGTTTTTTGAAGATGTATTAATGGCGTGCGTATTCTACGGTATGCCTTTATTGTGCGAAAACAACAAGCCTAGACTTTTATATTATTTTAAAAGAAGAGGCTATCGCGGGTACTCAATGAATAGGCCAGATAAGCTTTGGAACAAGTTGTCGGTAACAGAAAAAGAAATTGGTGGAATACCAAACTCAAGTGAGGATATAAAGCAAGCTCACGCGGCGGCTATTGAAATGTATATAGATAGGCACGTTGGTTTAAATGAAGAGGGCCAGTATGGCACAATGTATTTTAACGAAACACTAAATGATTGGTCTAAGTTTGATATAAATAATAGGACAAAATTTGATGCTGCTATTAGTTCTGGTTTAGCTATAATGGCTTGTAACAAAGATTTATATAGACCAAGTAATAAAATACAAAGGCAAGTTGTTAATTTAAGATTTGCAAAATACTCTCACGAGGGTACGGCATCAAAAATAATAAAAAAATAATATGGCGAATAGCGTAACAAATAGTTTTTTCCCTAGCCAGGTGGTAAGTGATCAGGAGAAAGTTTCTCAAGATTATGGATTGAGAGTTGGTAGAGCGATTCAAAATGAATGGTTCAGCAGCAACTCAGGTGTAACTCGCTTTAGAAGTAATCAAAATTCTTTTCATACGTTAAGGTTATATTCAAGAGGTGAACAGCCTGTACAGAAATATAAAGATGAACTTTCTATAAATGGTGATTTATCTTATTTAAACTTAGACTGGAAGCCAGTCCCAATATTATCAAAGTTTGTTGATATAGTTGTTAATGGCATTGCTGATAGATCTTTTGATATTACTACTTATTCGCAAGATCCGTATGGTGTGAGCAAAAGGACTGCTTATATGGAATCCATTATAAGAGACAAGCAAACAGAGGAGCTAAACAACTTTGCTCAAGAAAATTTTGGTATTAACCTTTTTGAAAATCCACCTGAAACTTTACCAGATTCACAGGAAGAGCTTGATATACACATGCAGCTTACTTACAAGCAAGGTATAGAAATAGCCGAAGAAACAGCGCTTAACACACTGTTAGACGAAAATAGATACGATTTAACAAAAAGAAGAACTTACTTAGATTTAGTAACATTAGGTATAGGCGCCGTTAAAAATAACTTTTCAGAATCAGAAGGAGTAACCGTTGATTATGTTGATCCAGCTTATTTAGTATACTCTTATACAGAAGACCCTTACTTTCAAGATATATATTATGCCGGAGAAGTTAAGTTTGTACCAATAAATGAAATTAAAAAGCAATTTCCCGAGCTAACTCAAGACCAGTTAGAAAAAATTAAACAACAAGGAACACAAAATTACGGGGTATTTGATCAAAGCGTAAGTAACCAATACAACAACAATAGAGACTCAAACGTTATACAAGTTTTATATTTTAATTATAAGACTTATATGAACGAGGTGTACAAAGTAAAAGAAACTGCAACAGGGGCAAGCAAAATAATAGTGCGAGATGATCAATTTGATCCTCCAGTAGAAATGCTAGAAGAACAGTTTGGCAAAATGTCAAGATCTCTTGAAGTACTTTATGAAGGCGTTATGATTGTTGGTACAGATATAATGCTTAAGTGGGAAATGGCAAAGAATATGATGCGCCCTAAAAGTGATGTATCTAAAGTTAAAATGAATTACGCTATTACCGCACCTAGAATGTATAAGGGCAGAATAGAATCATTGGTAAGTAAGTGCACAGGGTTTGCTGATATGGTGCAATTGACGCATTTGAAATTACAGCAAGTGCTACAAAGAATGATACCTGACGGTGTTTATTTAGATGCCGATGGTATTAATGAGGTAGATTTAGGCAACGGAACAAACTACAATCCCCAAGAAGCATTAAATATGTTTTTTCAAACGGGTTCTATAATAGGTAGATCATTTACGCAGGAAGGCGATATGAATCCTGGTAAAGTGCCTATACAAGAAGTGCCCACTGGAAGTGGTGGCGCAAAATTGCAAACATTAATTGCAACCTACAACTACTATCTACAAATGATAAGGGATGTAACCGGTCTAAACGAAGCAAGAGATGGATCTACACCGGACTCTAGAGCATTAGTAGGGGTGCAAAAGCTAGCCGCAGCAAACTCAAATACTGCGACTAGACACATACTTGATTCAGGATTGTATTTAACAAGAGAGCTTTGCGAATGCTTATCTTTAAGAATATCGGATATAATAGAGTACCATCCGGCCAAGGAAGCTTTTATAACTAAGATAGGTAAATTTAACGTAGGCGTTTTAGAAGAAATGTCTAATTTATATATGCATGACTTTGGAATAATGTTAGAATTAATGCCTGACGAGGAAGAAAAAGCTACTTTAGAAAACAATGTTCAAGTTGCGTTGCAGCAAGGCAGTATAGATCTTTCCGACGCTATAGATATTCGCGAGGTAAAAAATCTTAAATTAGCAAATCAACTTCTTAAGGTTAAACAAAAGAAAAGACAGGAAAGATTACAAGCAGAGCAGCAAGCTAATATACAGGCACAAGCGCAAGCAAATGCCCAAGCGCAACAAGTGGCGGCGCAGGCAGAGGTACAAAAAGATCAAGCCATGTTCCAAACTAAAGCGCAATTAGAGCAACTTAAGGGTAGCCTAGAAGAAAAGCGAATAAGCGTAGAGGTTAACGCTAAGAAAGAATTAATGGCGTTAGAATTCCAATACAATATGCAATTAAAAGGTATAGAAGTAGACGGGGCTAAATCTAAAGAAAAAGAAGTAGAAGATCGTAAAGATCAAAGAACTAGAATACAAGGTACACAACAAAGCGAGATGATTGCTCAAAGAAAGAACGATTCTCCGCCAAAAAACTTTGAATCCGCAGGAAATGACGTAATGAGTCAAGGGTTTGGCTTAGGAGCGTTTGATCCTAGGTAATAATAGTAATAACAATCATATAATATTTTATCATGTCAGAACAAACAGAAAACACAGAGCAAGTAGAAACACCTCAGGAAGAGGTTGTTGATACAAATCCCATGTCCGTAGACGAAGAGGGAACAATTAAATTAGATATGTCTAAGCTAGCGGAGCCCGCGCAAGATGCCCCGGAGCCAACGCAAGATGCCCCGGAGCCAACGCAGGTAGAAGAGCCTGTGGTTGAAGCGCAGGAACAAACTGCCGTGCCTGATGCTGTAGAATCCGCTATAGAGGAAATAACAGAAGAAGAAGTACAGGAGCAAGCGGATGATTTGCAAGACAATATAGTTGAGGCTATAGAAGAACAAAAAGAAACCGGTATTGAATTACCTGAAAACATTCAAAAGGTTGTTGACTTTATGAATGAAACAAGCGGGACCCTTGAGGACTATGTTAAGCTTAATAAGAATTATGAAGACTTAGATGAATCTCAACTGTTAAGAGAATATTACGCTAATACAAAGCCGCATTTAGACGAAGAGGATATTGACTTTTTAATGGAAGACAAGTTTCTTTACGACGAAGATATAGACGAAGAGCGCGATATAAAAAGAAAAAAATTAGCAAGAAGAGAGGAATTAGCAAAAGCTAAAAACCATCTTACTGGGCTAAAAGATAAATATTATCAGGAAATTAAAGGCGGCGCAAGGCTGGCTCCTGAGCAAAAGAAAGCGGTAGACTTTTTCAATCGCTATACAAAAGAAAACGAAGCAGCAACTCAATTAGCTGAAAAACAAACACAAACGTTTTTAAAGAAAACGGAAAGTGTTTTTAACGATGATTTCAAAGGTTTTGATTATCAAGTTGGAGACAAAAAATTCCGTTTTAAAGTTAAAGACGCTCCTACTATTAAGGAAACCCAAAGCGACATTAATAATTTTGTCAAGAAGTTCTTGGATAAAGATAACCAAATGTCAGATGCAGCGGGGTACCACAAGGGATTGTTTACAGCTATGAATGCAGATTCTATTGCAAATCATTTTTATGAGCAAGGCAAAGCCGACGCGATGAAAACAAGTATGTCCAATTCGAAAAATATACAAATGGGCGCTAGAGGCGTTCATGAAGACGTTAAAACATCGAATGGATGGGCAGTAAGATCTGTTGATTCTGGGGGAAGTGATTCAAAATTGAAAATTAAAACATTTAAACACATTAAATAAGAAAAATTATGGCAGGATTTGCAACCGCGCCGGCTACATTAGCCAATTTAGCGCACTTAACACCACGCCCGATAAAAGGTTTGTTTGGAGACAACTACCTATCTTTAGCGGACATGGATTTTACACAACAATTTTTACCTGAGGTATACGAAAAAGAAATCGAGCGTTATGGAAACAGAACAATCACAGGATTTTTACGTATGGTCGGAGCTGAGATGCCTATGGCGTCGGATCAAGTAGTTTGGTCAGAGCAAGGAAGATTACATATCGCTTATGATAATGTAACAACTCAAGCTGCAGCGAACCAAACAATATCTTTACCAGATGCAACAACATCACCAGACGGTAAAGCACCTTTACTAGGACCAGGTATGACAATAGTATTAGCCAAAGGTAATATAACGGCAAAAGCTTTCGTAAAAGCAATCGTTACACCTCAGGTTGGAACTAATGTAACATACGACATCGTAGTATATGATACTGCCAATGGGCAATTGCCAACTGGTTTACATACACAAACAGGCGTTAGTACATTCGTATATGGTTCTGAGTATGGAAAAGGATCTAGTTTAGCTGGTAATTCAGTTGATGCTTCTTTCACAACTTTCAGTAACAAACCAATCATTCTAAGAGACAAGTATGCCGTTAACGGATCAGATGTTGCTCAAATTGGATGGGTTGAAGTTACTACTGAAATTGGAACTGGAGGATACCTATGGTACTTAAAGTCTGAGCACGAGTCTCGTATTCGTTTTGAAGATTACTTAGAAATGTCAATGGTTGAAGCTACTGATGCTCAAAGTACTATTACTGATGCTTCTGGAGCAACTATCGCAGGTATGCAAGGTTTATTTGATGCACTAGAAACAAGAGGTTTAGTATTTAACGATGCGGACTTCGATGGTGCGTCTTCTCCTACTGCAGGACTTGGAGCATTTGATACTATATTACAAGAGCTTGATAAGCAAGGAGCAATTGAAGAGAACATGATGTTCTTAGATCGTGAAACTGCATTGAGCATTGATAATATGTTAGCACAACAAAATTCTTACGGAACTGGAGGAACATCTTACGGTGTATTCGAAAATTCAGAAGAAATGGCGTTGAACTTAGGATTCTCAGGATTCCGTAGAGGATCTTACGATTTCTATAAGACTGACTGGAAATATCTAAATGATTCTACAACCCGTGGAGGTATTACAGATATATCTGGAGTAATCGTTCCAGCAGGAACATCTACTGTATATGACCAACAATTAGGACAGAACATCTCACGACCATTCTTACACATCCGTTATAGAGCTTCAGAAGCTGATGACAGACGTTTGAAATCTTGGGTAACTGGATCAGTTGGTGGAAACTACACAAGTGACGAAGATGCAATGAATGTTCACTTCCTATCGGAAAGAACTTTGTGTACTCAAGCAGCTAACAACTTCGTACTGTTAAAAAGAACAGTATAATAAGTTTATTGTAATGATTACCCTCGTTGAATCTACGGGGGTAGTTATTACTTTTATTAGTGACAATAGCTAGTTATATTAAATAGTAGTAGGCTATCGTCATACATTATTAACATTTATATCATATTATATTATGGCTAACAAGAAAGCTACAGCAAAAAAAGTTGAGGTTGCACCTCAGGAAGTGGTTGAAACAGTAACACAACCAAAAGTAGAAGCGCCTAAAAAAGAGGCACCAAAAAAAGACGAGTGGGTAATCAAAGATAGATTGTACGAATTAACAAGAACAAAACCCCTTGTTTTCACATTACCTACAGCACATAGTAGGAAAAAAAGTTTATTGTATTTTGACGAAAAGCTAGGATACCAGAGGGAATTAAGGTACGCTACTAACCAGCGATCTTGTTTTGTAGAGGAGCAGAAGGGGCAAATAGTTATGGGACGCATCGTATTTAGAGACGGCGTGCTTAGAGTGCCGAAAGAGAATATTGCGCTACAAAAATTATTATCTTTATATCACCCAGCTTTAAAATCTAATATATACGAAGAATATAAACCAGCCCAGCAAGCAAGTAATGAGGTTGACTGGATTGAGTTTGAATTACAAGCATTGAACCTGGCTAAAACATTATCTGTTGAAGAAGCAGAAGCTATTTTGCGCGTTGAAATGGGAGCAGGAGTAACAGAGCTTTCATCTTCTGAAATTAAAAGAGATGTATTAATTTTTGCTAAAAGGAATCCAAATTTATTCTTACAATTAGCTACAGATGAGAATACACAATTAAGGAGCTTCGGGGCAAAAGCTGTTGAACAAGGGATACTAACATTATCACAAGACCAAAGAACGTTTACTTACGGCTCTAGCGGAAGAAAAATAATGACTGTACCATTTGACGAGCACCCTTACTTTGCTTTATCTGCTTTCTTTAGAACAGACGAAGGAATGGAAGTATACAAGGCAATTGAGAAAAGACTAAACTAGTCACCTTTATAGTAATAGGCTGCTGAAAGGTGGCCTATAACTATATAAAATAAAAAACAAATTATGGCTGTAAGCGTAGATACTGTTTATCAGAGAGTATTAGCAATACTCAACAAAGAACAAAGAGGTTATGTAACCCCTCAAGAATTTAATCTATTTGCTAATCAAGCTCAGTTAGATATATTCGAGCAATATTTTTACGATATTAATCAGTTTGGCAGGATACCTGGTAATGACACCGAGTTTTCTGATATGCTTAACTTGCTTAATGAAAAAATAAATATATT